CTTAACATCTCACTTGTCAATGCAGATTCCGATTCAAAATAGATCACTCCTGCTTTATCGTTCATATCAAGGAATCGTTTCACCAGACCCAAAGTGAAAAAGGTTTTACCAGTTGCGGATTCCCCTGCAATTGCAGTTATTTTGTTTGCAGGAAGTCCACCATAGATAGAACCAGATAACAATGCATTGAAAACGTATGATCCTGTATCAATATAATCTTCTACATCACCTCCAAATATTCCATCATCAACCAGACTTGCAAATTCGTTTCCTGCAGCCTTTGCAAGGTCTTTCATATAATTCATAATTTTCCTTTCTTATTTTCTTAGTCTCTTAAACATATCCCATGTTAAAATTTTAAATTCATTTCCATCTTCTTCTGTATATTCTGCCACGTTTTCTTTGTCTATCACCTCCTTATCAGAAAGATCGGGCATTACTGTTACTGTTTTGGTTGCAAGTTTTCTTTCCTTACGATAATCCCTCAATGAAATGTTTGCAGCAATCACAAGGACAACTGCAAGGGGATCAAATACAAAGATGAGAAGTATAATTATCCAACGGACGGCCTCTTCAAGTTGCGACTCACTCACATCATCATATAACATACTCGCCACATAACGAATTGGGCCAACTTCCACTTCTGCAAGATTCAGCTCAGTTTTCAATCCATACTTCTCATCCGATAAACTATCTATTTCATTTTCTAATCCTTCAACTTTTGTTTTCAGTAGGGAAGTTTCATTATCCATTGCACCAATCTTTGCAAGTCCTTTTGAGATTGCACCAAGTTCAATATACCTTTGGAGTGCTTGATCTAATGTATCTAATCTTCCTTGATACCTTTTTATCTGTGTTTGTCGTTGATCTATTTTGAGATCTATTCTTTCTATCCGTTCTGAAATTAATGCAGTAGGACTAGATTGAGTAATATGCGCTCGTGACAAAAACCCAAATATACCTAGAGAGGTTATCAGCATCAAAACTACAACTGCCAATATAAAATATGATTTCATTATGACAGGACAACTTTTCCAATTGGTGAATGTCCAACTTGCACATATTAATTTTCCTATTTCTAGAACTATTCCCATAATTGCAATCGCAGTTGTTGCTCCTGCAAATATGGCCATTAAACCAACAATAGAGTAGTATGCTGCAACTGCCGAGATAGCAAGTGCAACAAATAATGTGAGTAACCCGAATAACATTTAACTACCGAAAAAATCCTCTAGAGTTGAAATTCGTTCTGTTTGCCAACCAACTGCATTCATGACTGAACTCATCGGTTCAATAAATGACTTACTGAATTGTTTATCATAATCAATATATTCTTGTAGTTTAAATTCGGAAGGTAATTGGTTTGGAATTGCGATTACCTCACCGCCAACTGTATTCTGTTTTTTGAGATATGCAAACTTGATCTTCTCACCATCCTGTATTTTAGGATAATCACCTAATAATTTATGGTCTTTCAAGAGTTTGTTATAGAGCAATGCACCTTTAACATGAACAGGTGTTCCCTTAATGTAAAGATGTGCCGCATCATGATACTTCTTCATACCTCTAACTGATCTTGGAAAGAAAATATCTTCCGCACTCAATGTCTTAAACTCTTCACGAAAATCATCAATATATTGGATTGCATCTTCTTCAGTTCCGTTCATAATGATCTTGAATATATCCTTCATCTTCTGTTTACAAGCAGCAGGAGTAGAAGAACGAATGGCCTCAATACCCATAATCTTGAGTTGTGGTTCTTTGTATCTCACACCTTCCGAATCGTATACGTTCATGATGTATCGTTTCTTCGCAGTCCACAATGCACGATCTGAAATGTTTTCTCGTTTCATGACCATCTTCTGGTCATATGCATTCATGTAATCTTTTAATTTTTGATAGGATTCATCTATGATCTTTTCCATCTTTTCAGAACAAACCTTATCAAGAAAATCTATTACTTTTGTCTTATCTGTTATGTCATCACCGAATACAGATTTCACTAAATTATCCATAGTGATATAAACCGAATCAGTATCTACTGCCACAACATAATCTTGGTCAGTCTTGAGTAGTTCATTTAAGAACCGATTGATCTCTTTCTCAATCCACTTGATAGATAGTTGTCCAGAAGTAGTAATGGCCTCTGCAATCCTTTGGTCAAAATAACGAAAGTGCTGATTCCCCATCGCACCAAAAGCAGAGTTGAGTGTAATCTTCAAATTCATCTGCATATTGTTGTACTTGGAAATCTGATTTTTTAATTTGAATTTTTCCTGAGTATCGTTTTCTTTCTGCAACTTCTTCTTTGCATCAATCATCATACCCTTGAACTTCACTCTGTCATCATAGATTTGTTGCATCATCTCTGGAAGAAAACCATGAATATCTTTTCTGTAAAATTCATTGTTTGGAGTATAAGTTAGATTGTATTTTTCTAATGCATCAAGGTTCTGTTCTTCATCCACTAATCCATCTATCCCAGCCCGTGCATCTTTAATCACTTGAAAATCGCTTGTAAGTTCATCTGTAATCAATGTCTCTGGACTTAAATTGTATTGCATGATCAAATGAGGATACAGAGAATTGAGATCAAAATTCACAACCCAATCATGAGAACCAAGAATGGGCTCTTTTACATATGCACCCTCAAACTGTGAAGATTTACTAGAATGTTTTTTGGGTGGAATGACAATATTCTTCCTAAGAAGATTGTTGTAAATCAAAGTATCCCACATTCGTACTTGACCGAATGTATTACTATAATTGACCTTACTGAGATATGCAAGTGATATTATCATCTCAAGAAGTTTCATCTTATTTTCAAGTTGTTCTACCAACTCCACATCTTTAATGTTGTATTCAATGAACTTCTGATAATCATTTTTATAGAGTAAATGAAGAGATCCCTGCTCAGAATAATCAAGTTTACGTTCACCCAATTCTACAAATGCAATGTGATCTAAACGATATGATTCTTGATTGACATATGTGAACTTACGATACATGGCCAGATAATCAAGAGTCTCTACACCATAAATTTCATATGTCTGTAACTCTTGTCCGCCCAATCCGAACATTTTATATTCTCTGAGTTTTCTCCAAGGCGATAGTAATTTGTAAGGATTTTTTCTATCTTCAAAAAGATTCGTTGCCCGATTGACAAGATAAGGAATATCAAAAGTATCAATGTTCCACCCTGTCATAATATCAGGCGATTCCTTATCCCACATTTCAAAGAACTTTTTGAGCATAGATCTTTCATCATCAAACCGAAAATAAAAAATATCTTCTCTATCTGTAGTGAATTCTCCCCTGCCAAAAACATAAACTTTTTTGTCAACTTTCATCGTAATCGCAGTTACTTCTTCGTTGGCAGTTTCTATATTAGGAAATCCATGTTCCGATCCAGTTTCAATATCAAGATATGCAATCCGAATTTGAGAGAAATTATAATCAATATGTTCTTCTGGAAAATGTTCTGCGATAAAAGAAAACTCAAACTTATCATTCCCATAGACATTGAAATTATCAATCTCTTTATATTTGGCAACGAATTCACGACACTCTTTCATAGTTCCTGGCCGGATTTCTCCAACTGGTTCTCCTTGAAGTGTCTTGAATTTGGTTTCTTCTTTGGTGGGAATGTAAAGTGTGGGGTGGTACTCTATACGATCTTTGAATCTTTTTCCGTCATTAGACACACCCCGAAATAATATACTGTTTCCTATAGTTTGGACATTTGTATAAAAACTCATCTATTCAATTTCATTAAAATTGTGGTATTTAATATAGTTCACTTTTAACTTATCTAATTCATTATAACATATTAAGATGTGTTTGTCAATCCAATTCTTTCTGTTATTAAACTGTCCTACTACAAATAAAAATTGTAAGTAAATAAGCCACACATATTTCATATTCTCCCCCCTTTATCTGAGAAGACCCTTTTTATAAGTAGTCTTTCCCTTAACTCTTAGAGCTGTTAGAGTTATTCCACGATTTGTTCCATCT